GGTCTTTCCACTTTACCTTGGCGGCGGTATTCCGCTATGGCCAACGCTACTGATGGTCTTTGCGAGCGAGGCAACGTTGTATTTGATGGGCTATGCGGTCTTGCGTCAGACGCCTTTGTGGAACATGAGCCATGGCCATCCCTAACGGCGATATTGCCTGGATCATGCTGGTGCTTACGGCGGTCTTTGGCTTTGTCCAACTCGCCAAACAGCAGGAACCAGAAGCACAAAGCTGGGCCTTGACGCTGGCGGTGGTGACGGTATTCAGTGCGCTACTGTGGATCGCCCTGGGCTAGGAACACTTTATGGCAATCAGTACGCCGACCAACAAGGCCGCACTCGGAGATGATAACAATCTCACTGCCTACGTTGTCACATCGCAGACGTATACGGCAGGGCGTCTGTACCTACTTGCCATCAATGCCAGTCGAGCCAGTTTGCCGCCTGATGATCCGACCTTTACGGGGGTCGGCACGTGGACGCCAATCACCTTTATCACATGGGGCAGCAGCAATACAAAGAGATTAACCCTTTACCGCTTTCTGCCGTCAAGTACGGTCACAGGCACCGTCACCGCCACCTATGCCAACCAGTTAAATGCGGCATCCTGGAATCTGACGGAGATTGTCTCTGGCTTTGATAGCGGTGGCACAAATGGTTCTGGCGCAATCACGCAGTCTAACACCCAGCTAACCGGCACAGGCGGCACAAGTTCCACTGTCACACTGGCCGCCTTTGCGACAGGGGGCATTGGCTTTGCGGTCTTTGCCACGGATGCGGTTGGAGATATTGTTCCTGCCAACGGCTATACGGAGTTGTCGCAAGTCGGCACCGCGGCACCATCCGGCACATTGCAGAGCCAGTACAGGTTGACTGATGCTGACCCGTCCGTGACCTTTGCCGCTGCGCGTGCGGGTGGCGTCGGCGTCGAGATTAAGCAGGCCAGCGCCACAGCCTATACGATGCCGGCGGATGCGGGCGCATTCACAGAGACAGGGCAAGCGGCCAGTTTGGAGCGCGGCGTCAAGCTGGCGGCGATGCCAGCAAGCTTGCTGGCTACGGGTACGGCGGCGAACCTGGCCGTGGGCTATAGGCTACTGGCGCTTGGCGCAGAAATGACGCTGACCGGCACAGACGCCACGCTTGTGTATGCGCCCCGTGTGGACTATCCCATGCTGGCAGACAGCGGCGACTTCACGCTAGACGGTACAGACGCCGCCTTTAGCTATGCGCGGCTGATGGCGGCATTGCAAGCCGTCTACGCCTTTGCCGGCACAAACGCTCGGCTGGACTGGTCGGGCTATGTGCCGCCGCCCACGCCGCAAGAGCGCATCTACTTCGTAGCGGCGGAGGTGAGGGTCTGCTTCGTGGATGCACAGGATAGAACGTACTCAGTAGCGGCAGATCGCCGTGAACTCGCAATAGCAGGAGGATAGCCGTGGCAGCATTTGTAAAATTTTATTCTTTCAGCGAGGCGCTCGCCGAAAAGCAACATAACCTCGGCAGCGATGTGCTGGAAGTGGCGCTAACCAACAGCGCGCCGGCGCAGAGCAATACGCAACTCAGTGACATTACGCAGATCACCTATACCAATTGTTCGCCGCGTGTAGTGACCATTACTTCCAGCGCGCAGACGACGGGAACCTATTCGTTGGTGGGAACAGACTTGGTACTGACCGCCAGCGGTGGCACGGTCGGGCCGTTCCGTTACATCTGCCTTTTCAATCAAACGTCAACGGGCGACCTTTTAATCGGGAGTTATGACTACGGCAGTTCGATCACATTGCAGGATGGCGAGACGTTCACGATTGACTTTTCAACTAGCATCCTGACGATAGCGTGAGGAGGTAGAAATTGCCACAGAATTTCGATAAGGATGACGACGCTACCTTGGACTACGCAATCGACTGGGGCGAGTGGCTCGGCGTGGACACGATTAGCGCCTCGACCTGGGTAGCGGAAGATGGCATCACCATTGCCACCGACCCAGCGCCATCCAGCGATGGCACGCGTACAACCGTGTGGCTTTCGGGCGGCACGGTGGGCGAATCCTACGACGTGACCAACCATATTGTCACGGCTGCCGGACGTGAGGACGACCGCACCATTCGCATTTACGTGAGGGAAGCGTGAGCCAGGAATACCGGTTAGCAGACCTATCGCCGCATCCGCGCAACTATAACCAGCACAGCGACGCCCAAATCGCCCGCATCGCCAAGAGCCTCTCTACCTTTGGCCAGGTGAGGTCAATTGTCATTTGGCATAACACCATCCTGGCGGGGCATGGCGTGGTCATGGCGGCGAAGTCGCTTGGCTGGGACAGCATCCGCGCCGACGTGCAAGACCATCTCAGCGAAGCGCAAGCGTTAGCCTACGTCGTCGCCGACAACGAACTGGCGCGGCAGTCTGACCCCGACCAGGCGCAACTGGCGGCTATCCTGGAGGAATTGCAGGCGAAGGAGCCGCTACTGGTCGAGGCGGCGGGCTATTCGTCGCAGGAGTTGGAGCAGTTGCTTAGATCGGTGAATGGCGATAGCACGAACGGCGTAGGATACGACACGATACCCGAACAGTGGGCGGTGATGGTGCAATGCACGACCGAGATAGAACAGGCGGATTTGTTGCAACGCTTAGAGTCGGAGGGCTATTCGTGCCGAGCTTTAATCAGTTGATTACAAGACATTGCGACATCGTGAGAACGCCGCGTCTGATGCAATGCGAAGGCATTTTTGACGTGCCGCCATCGCAGCGCAGCGAAGAAACGTGGACGGTCAACTTTGATTTGCCGGATGAGTGGAATGTCGGCCTGATTGTCGGGCCAAGTGGCAGCGGCAAGACCACCGTAGCGCGTGAACTCTTTGGCGACAGTATGGTATCTAGTTGGGAATGGCCGCAAGACAAAAGCATCTTAGACGGCTTTCCTGCCAACATGGGCATCAAAGAGATTGTCGAGTTGCTTTCCTCCGTTGGCTTTTCGTCGCCACCTTCGTGGGTGCGTCCCTTCCACGTACTGAGCAACGGCGAACAGTTTCGTGTCAACATGGCGCGTACGTTGGCAGAGTCGCCGCAGTTGGCGGTAGTAGACGAATTTACGAGCGTCGTTGATAGGACGGTAGCACAAATCGGCAGCGCCGCCATTGCCAAGACGGTCAGACGACGCGGGCAAAAGTTTATCGCCGTCTCTTGTCACTATGACATTACCGAATGGTTGGAGCCGGATTGGATATATCAGCCGCATCTTAACGAGTTTGTCAGTGGGAGGTCGCTTCGGCGTCCAGCTATCGAACTCACTATACAGCGCGTTCATTCGTCGGCGTGGCAACTGTTCAGGAAGCATCATTATTTAGATACAAATTTGAATAGTGCTTCACGCTGCTATGTGGCTTTTTGGCAAGGTATACCCGTAGCTTTTGCGGCAATTTTGGCGCATTTCGGAGTTGCGGAGGTGTGGAGGGGGCATAGAACGGTGACGCTACCCGATTATCAAGGTGTTGGTATAGGAAATGCGCTGAGTGGTTACATGGGCGCATTATGCAAGGGCGTTGGTAAGCGGCTTGTGTCAACCACTTCACATCCGGCGATGATACGCTCTAGAGCCGCATCCGAAAAATGGAAGATGACCAAGACGCCAAGCACCAATAGTAGCAATTCTCGGTTAGCAAAAAAGATAAATTACAAAGGTGCAGATAGGCGCTATGTCGCATCCTTCGAATACGTCGGCCCTGCGCTCGACCGTGACGAAGCGCGTCGCGTGTGGAATGGCATCGGCGTCACGCCTGAGTTGGTGGAGTCCGCATTGGTAGCCGCTTAAATCGGTTATTCGCGATTGATATGACTCGACCACTCAAGTATACGGCAGAGCAAATCATTGCCGCCTTGCGAGAAACCAAAGGCATGGTCTATCTCGCCGCTGACCGCATTGGTTGCCATGCCGATACCATCCACGCCTATGCGCGGCGCTACAAATCGGTACAAGAGTGTATCGACCATGAGCGGGAGAAGATACTCGACATTGGCGAGTTGAAACTGGTGCAAAAGGTGATGGATGGTGATGACGGCATGATTAAGTTTTTACTGAGTACGCGCGGCAAGAAGCGCGGCTATACGACGGCGACGGAAATCAGCGGGCCGGATGGCGGCGCTATACCAGTGGCAATTGTGAAGGGCTATGTAGAGGTCACTCCCGATGAATGGGATAAAGATTCAGACGACAGCGACGTATAAGCCAATCCCGTGGCAAGTCACCGCGTGGCGGGACAAGGCGCAAGTGTGCGTCTATGGCGGCTCTGCGGGGGGTGGCAAGTCAAGAGCCGCCGCTGAGAAGATTCACGGCTACATGAAGAAATACCCAGGCGCAACCGGCATCGCCCTCCGCAAAGCCAGAGAGTTTGCTTCCAAGTCTGTGGTCTATGCCATCAAGTCAGCCATCGGCGATGACCCGGCCGTGCGCTACAACGCCGCCGATCTCACCTTCCACTATGCCAACGGTAGCCGCATCTTTATCGCCGGCATGAAAGACGAGGGGCAGCGGCAAGCATTGCGTAGTATCAACGGCGACGGCGCGGCGGATTTCATCTGGGGCGAAGAAGCCAACGCGCTCACGGAAGATGACCATAACGAGTTACTAGGACGCTTACGCGGCAATGCAGCACCCTGGCGGCAAATCGTCTACACGACCAACCCGGATAGCCCGCTTCACTGGATAAAGACCAGGCTGATTGACGGCGGCGAGGCATCTGTCCACTACAGCGCCGCCAGTGACAATCCCTATCTACCGCCTGAGTACATTGACACGCTGGCCAGCATTACCGGCGTGTTGGGGATGCGGCTGCGTGAAGGCATGTGGGTACAGGCCGAGGGCGTAGTGTATGACACCTGGTCCGACGCCATCCACATGATTGACAGGATGCCGGCAGGGTGGGAACAGTGGCGCAAGATACGGGCGATTGACTTCGGCTATGTTAACGCATTTGTGACGCAGTGGTGGGCCATTGACCCCGACGGGCGCATGTACCGCTACCGTGAAATCTATATGACCAAGCGTACCGTCACCGACCACGCCGCCAAAATCAATCTACTTTCGCAGGGTGAATCGTATGAGGCCACCGTGTGCGACCACGACGCCGAGGATAGGGCGACACTCAAGCAATGCGGTATATCTAGCATACCCGCTATCAAAGACGTTTCTAGAGGCATACAGGCGGTACAGGCGAGATTAGCTAGAGGGCATGATGACAAGCCGCGCTTGTTTCTACTGAAGGGCTCACTTACGGAACGTGACGGGTCACTAACGGAAGCGCGCTTGCCAACCTGCACGGAGCAAGAAATACCAGGCTATGTATGGCAGACGACGCCGGAAGGCAGACCGAATAAAGAGGAACCGCTCAAGCTCAATGACCACGGGGCAGACACGCTTCGGTACGCATGTATGTATCTAGACGGCAAAGCGCCGCGGCGCACAGGAGGCGCATACCAGGGATGAGGACAGGATCGATAACACAAATCAGCGGGATTCTGTTTTGGACGAAGAAAAGTTTGACGGAGTATATCCGCGCCATTGTCGGCAAGTACAAGGATGAGCAGACGCTCGATAAATGGGACACCGCTTTTGTGCTGGAACTTATTCACAATCATCCGCAAGCCGCTACCAAGTTAGGCGTTGGGATTAAGAGCATTATCGTTCGCCGCAATCCTGTCTATACGCAGACACGCGGCTTTTACCTGAATCGAATTGATGGCACGGGGACAGATGTAAGCTGGACGGAATGTCTTACACCAACGCCGCATCACAAGAAAGTGATCCGTGCCATGCGCTATCTGATTGAGGAACAAACATTCTTGTTTAAACAAAAATACTTTGACGATACGCAGAGTCCTATCTGTGAACTCACAGGGGAAAGCATGACCTTTCTGGACGCCCATGTTGATCATAAGTCGCCGCTAACCTTCGATAAGTTAGTGGAGGACTTTTGTAAAGAGTATGGGATTGACCTTAACACGGTTCCTTTACGGGATGACTTGGCAGACAACAAGTATATGGATTTGCTGGATGATGATCTCCTTGCGCTTCGTTGGCAAGAGTATCATCGCCAACGCGCCGTCCTACGCGTCGTAAGTAGATTTGGCAATCTAAGTATTGCCAAGATAGGGAACGGCCATGACAGATGACCTAGAACTCGCCGTACAAACGCTTTTATACAAGACGCCGCGCTATACAACGTACTGGTCTTACTTCGAGGGGCGGCATCCGCTCATCTATGCCAGTGAGGGGCTGAGCGACCTCTTTGTTGACCTGCGCTCACGCTTCGCCCAGAATTGGTGCAGCGTCGTGGTCAACAGCGTAGTAGACCGCATCCAGTTGCAGCGCATCTTAGTCGCAGATGACGACACGGCCAGCAACAATCTTGCCACGCTGCTGGAAGCGTCTGAGGTGGTCTTAGAATCTGAGGACGTGCATCTGGCCGCGCTGGTCACAGGTGAGTCATTTGTCATCGCCTGGCCGGATGAGGAAAGCGGACAGCCCGAAGCCTACTACAACGATTCCCGCAATGTGCATCTGTTCTATGAGGCAGACCAACCGCGTAGGAAACGCTTTGCCGCTAAATGGTGGATTGGCGATGACGGCCATCGGCTCCTGACGCTCTACTATCCTGACCGTCTCGAATACTATCGCAGCACGAATGCCGTGAGCAGCCAACAGGGGCCACCGATGTTCACCAATGAGGTCAGTAGCGGCAAATCGTTCGTGTTGCAGGACAGCGAGTTTAATCCCTACAGCGCCATTCCTGTCTTTCACTTCAAGCGAGAACGGCGCGTCATCTCCAGCGAACTGGCCAACGTCATCGAGCCACAGAACGCCATCAACAAACTCTTATCCGACATGATGATCGCCGCCGAATACGGCGCATTCCCGCAAAGGTACATCATCTCGCAGGCATCGCCCGGCAAGTTTAAGAACGCGCCGAATTTAATCTGGGACATTCCCGGCACAGATGGCGAGGGACAGCCGACGACCGTGGGGCAGTTTGCTTCCACGGAGTTAAGCAACTATCTGGAAGCCATCGACAAGTGGACGACGGCGATTGCCATCATTTCCCGCACGCCCAAACATTACTTTTTCGGGCAGGGCGGCGACCCTAGCGGCGAAGCCTTGATTGCGATGGAAGCGCCGCTCAACCACAAAGCGCAAAAGTACATCACGCGCTGGACAGCCACATGGTCGGAGTTAGCGCAGTTCATGATGCAAGTGGCCGGTATGGGCGTCATTGCCGACGACGCCATCATTCCCGTATTCGACGAACCCGAAACCGTGCAGCCGTACACGCAGGCGCTGATTCGCAAAGAGTCTGTTGCCGCCGGCATCCCGCTGATGTGGCAGATGGAACAAGAGGGCTACACCGAGCAGGAGCTGGACGATTTGGAGGCGGCGCGCAACGAGGAACAGGGCGCACAGCAACAGACGTTGGCGACGGCGCTCACCAACGCACAGCGCAACTTCGACCAGAATGGCAATGGCGCCCAGGGGGCTCCCGCCGTAGGAGTTAGTCCCAATGGCACGCAAGCGTAAGGGCACGAAAGCTAAACGCACGAAAAGCGGCGCACCGAGCGCGGCGGCACGTAAGAAGTACGGCATGAAGGGCGGTCGTTTCCCTATTATGGACAAAAAGAGCGCACGCAGCGCCATCAAGTTACGCGGCCACGCCAAGTCGAAGAAGGAACGTAGCAACATCATCCGCCGTGCTGCAAAGTACGCGCCAGCAGCGGCCAAAAAAGCACGCGCTGTCGATTCGAAGAAATAAACCATGCCGAGTGAAGTAGTTTCTCTGATGAGGTCGTTCAAAAGAGACATCGCGCGGGCTGGTTCTGAGCAAGCACAAGAAATGGCGCGCCGTTGGCTGGCGGTGGAGCGCCGCCTCATGGGGCAGATGGAAGCGTTGGCCATGGACATGATTGCACGCCAAGCATCCGGCATCCCCGTCAGCGCCAACATGCTGCTGAATGACGTGCGCTACCGTGAACTACTGATCCAACTAACGGCGGAACAGGCCAAATATACGCAGTACGCCGAAGCCACCATTACGGACGGGCAGCGTGCCATGGCCTCAGCAGGCGTCAGCCAAAGCCAACAGGCCATCGCCGCACAGGTATCGACAACATTTAACAGGCTACCAGTCAGCGCAGTAGAGCACATGGTGGGCGTGACGGGGGCAGGAACGCCGCTGAATAGCATCTTAGTACAATCATGGCCACTATCGGCGCAGGGCTTAACGCAGGCGCTGGTTGACGGCGTGGCGCTGGGTTGGGGACCGCGCAAGACGGCCAAGATGATGGCCGAGGGCATGACGGGAACGCTGAATAGGATGTTGCTCATAAGTCGCACGGAATCTCTCCGTGTTTACAACGAGGCGAGTCGCCAAAGTTATTTGGCAAGTGGGATAACGCCGAACTATACCCGAATCTCGGCGCACGACTCAAGGGTGTGTCTGAATTGCATACTTTTAGAAGGAACCGTATACCGCACCGATGAACTAATGCCAACTCATCCCGCTTGCCGATGCTCACTTTTACCCCTCCCCAATGGTGCGCCCTTTCCACAGTGGCAGCGCGGCGAGGATTGGTTACGCACTCAGGATAGCCAGACGCAAGAGGCGATTATGGGTAAGAACCGTTATGAGGCGTGGCGCTTAGGTCAGATTGAGTTGGCCGATACCGTGCAGATTGTGCCCAACGCCGTTTGGGGGCCAGGCGTGCGTACTGTGCCGCTAAGGGAGATGACGTGAAGAAGTACCACGCGACGCCGCAGCCTGATGACGGTTGGCGTGACCTGAGGGATGCGAGGGGCAAACTCGTTGCGCGTCTTGACTTGAAAAATTACTTGCTGGAGATCAAGAGGAGTGATAGGCAGATTTTCGCCAGGTTTGATCTCCGTGATTATTTTGTTGATCTGCGCGCTCATCAAAAAGATGAGTGAGGCTGGGCATGGTGAGGCTTGGCATGGTGAGGCTAGGTGAGGTGAGGTTGGGTCTGGCTCGGCGTGGCGGGGTGCGATGAGGTCGGGTGAGGCGTAGTAAGGCGGGGTAAGGCGCGGCGAGGTTTGGTCAGGTGAGGCGCGGTCGGATGCATTCCGGCACGGCGTAGATGGGTAGGGCACGGCCCGGTCTGGCATGGCAAGGTAATTCATGAACAAAGAATACAACGACTACATTTCCTCATCATCGGTCTGGGCCTTAAAGCGCGCCCAACGGCTGCACCTTGACAATAACAAATGCGTCGTCTGCAAGCATGACGGCAGCGAGTACCGCTTAGAGGTTCACCACCTGCATTATAAAAACTTTGGCAATGAAGATGTTCTCTATGATTTGGTGACTGCGTGTGCGCGTTGCCATCCGTACCTTGACGACGTTCGCAAGGCACGGAAGTACGCCGCACGTTCACATAAACCCACTTTTGTAGCGCCCGTCGGCGAGATGCCGGGGCGCCATAGTGCCAGAAAAGGAGAGATTCCACATGGCATGGCAGACACTTCGTTACAAGTTGACTTCATCGGCTCCACTGATTATGCACAACGGGCAGACAGCCGACCCCCTGAACAAATGGTCACGGGCGATCAAGATTATTTCCGGCAAGCGCGTCAAGTCCGACGCTGACTATGAGGAGATGGCACGCCTGGAATTTATGGCGGGCCTCTACCTTGCGCCGGAAGGCCCGATCATCCCCAACAATGTCTTTGACGGCATGATGCTGAAGGCAGCGCAAAAGAGCAAGGAAGGGCCAATGGCCAAATCCTCGGTCTTTTGCCTAAGCCATGCGCGCCTGGATTATGACGGGCCGCGTGAGCCTGATGTGATGTGGCAGGAGGAATGTTTCCGCTTTCCACGCATCGTCAAGGTCGGCACGGCGCGCGTCGTGCGGATGCGCCCTAAGTTTGATGAATGGTCGTGCATCGTCGAAGTGAGCGCCGAAACGACGCTGATTAATCCAGGCCGCATTGACGAATGGATGAACGTCGCTGGCACGCAAATCGGACTTTGCGATTGGCGTCCCCAATATGGTCGATTTTCCGCAACGCGGTTACCTGATTCCAATGCAACGCATAACGGAAACGGTGCGAGGCATAGCGAATAAACGCGGCGTGGTCAGGTGAGGCGCGGCGCGGCGATGCGAGGTGGGGTATGGTCAGGTCGAACGCGGCGATGCAAGGCGAGGTGCGGTACGGTAAGGCGCGGTTAGGCAAGACCCGGCACGGTTGGGCACGGTTCGGTCTGGTCGGGTACGGTAAGGTAGGGCGTGGTCAGGCAGGGCACGGTCAGGTCGGGTTGGGTATAGCGTGGCTAGGTCAGGCACGGTTCGGTCCGGCTCGGTAGGGCATGGCACGGCTAGGCCCGGTAAGGTTTGGTTCGGCCAGGTACGGCAATGTCGGGCAAGGAACACCAACGGCAAGTGCATTGGCGGGTGCAAGTCCCGCCCGTTGGTTTGGTTACGTGAGGCGAGGTTTGGTGCGGTGCGATATGGTACGGCCTGGTCAGGCGATGCATGGTAGGGCGGGGCTAGGCAAGGTTCGGCTTGGCGGGGCGAGGTCCGGTGTGGCGAGGTTAGGCTGGGTCCGGTCGGCTTTGGTGTGGCACGGTTTGATATGACAAGGCGGGGTAAGGTGAGGCGGGGTGATGTACGGTGTGGCGATGCCCGGTACGGTGCGGCTTGGCAAGGCTTGGCTTGGCACTTGAAATAACTTTAGATATAGTCTAAGATATAGCCAACTAAATAGCAATAGAGGCGATCTACGCCCGTTCAACCAGCAATGGCGAACGGGCGTTATTTTTTCATGTTCTTATGTTTTTATACATCAGAGGCGCAACGACGCCCATCCTGCGAGTAATCGCGGATGGGCGTTTTTTTTTGGCATAAAGCGAGAGGCTATCAATGCCGGACGAATCCACACCGCAACCCTTACAGGGCAAGGATGCGGCGCAACAATCCACACAACCAACCGAAACACAACCAGCCTTCGAGTTCGACACATGGTTCGGCAAGCTGCCACCCCACGAACAAGAGGGTCTGGACAACTACACAAGCGGGCTGCGGTCGGCGCTTGAGAGTGAGCGCACGCAGCGCAAGCAATTCAGCAAAGAACTCCGTGACCTAACGCAGAAAGCCGAGAAGGGCAGCGAGGCCGAAAAGACGCTGGGCGAGATGTCGCAGCGGCTAGAGCAGGCCGAGCAGCGAGCCGCCTTCTACGAAGAAGCGGGACGACCTGAGATTGGTTGCTCCAACCCACGCGCCGCCTTCCTTGTGGCAAGCGCTGAGGGACTCTTTACCAAGCGCGGCGACCCGGACTGGCCTGCCATCAAAGCGGCGATGCCGGAACTCTTTGGGCGCAAGCCACCACCCGGCAATGCCGGCGTGGGCAACGGTTCGCCGCCGGCAACACCATCCATGAATGACTTCATTAGAGCGGCTACCGGCCGCAGCTAAGGACAATCAGAAATGCCTTATAACTCGGTAGTTTCCCGCGCTGACGCGGCATCTACCATTCCTGAGAACGTAGCGCGGGACATCATGAAGGGCGTCGCCGCTACCAATCCGCTTTTGCAACTGGCGCGGCGCTTGCCGGATATGCCAAGCGCACAAACTCGGATGCCCGTCATCTCGGCGCTGGCGACCGCTTACTTTGTCGCCGCTGATACCGGCTTAAAACAAACCAGCGAAGTCAACTGGTCGAACAAGTACATTGACGCCGAAGAACTGGCCGTCATTGTCCCCATTCCTGAAGCCGTGCTTGACGATGCCGGTTATGACATCTGGTCTGAGATACGGCCTGAGATTGTCGATGCCATCAACTATGCCATCAATACGGCCGTCCTCTTCGGCACCAACATTCCCGCCACCTGGACAACCAATCTGGGCGGCGCAGGTTTGCTTGCCGTGATTACCGCCGCTGGCCAAGCCGTTGACGCCTCCACGCATACAGGCGACCTCTACGATGAAATCATGGGGCCGACCGGCGTCATTAGCATGGTCGAAGCCGATGGCTTCATGGTGACAGGTCACATTGCGTCACTGGCGCTACGCGGGCAACTCAGAGGTTTGCGGGACGGCGCCACGGGGCAACCCATCTTTGTCAACACCATGCAGGAAAGCACGCGCTATGCACTTGACGGCGCGCCCATCTACTTCCCGACCGATGGTTCTGTCGTGGCTGCAACCGCCTTGCTCTTTAGCGGGCAATGGGACCAGCTCGTTTGGGCCATGCGCCAGGACATCACTTTCAAGATTCTTGACCAGGCCGTGATTACCGATGCCGGTGGCTTGGTCATCTACAACCTTCCGCAGCAAGACATGGTTGCCTTGCGTGCGGTCATCCGTCTCGGCTTTGCGCTGCCGAATCCCATCAACCGCGTCAACCAGACAGCCGGCACACGCCTCGCCTTCAGCGCATTGGTGCCGTAGTCATGCTGGGCTATACGGGCGGCACGACGACGCAGGACCTAGCGCGTCTACGCCGTATGACGGCTGAACCCACCACCGCCACCTATTCGGACGGCGATTTGGTGGCGGCTATTACACGCTATCCCGTGGCGGACTTCGAGGGCTATGAACCGGGCGATAGCGCCTGGATTGACACCTACGATTTGGCGCAAGCCGCTAGTGACATCTGGAGCGAAAAGGCGGCAGCGGTGGCCAGTAACTTTGCCTTTGACGCCGATGGCGCATCGTTCCAGAAGCAACAGCAGCACGAGCATTACATGGCGCAGGCGCGGCGCTACCGTGCGCTGCGTGTGGCAGGCGTATGGACGGCGGAAACTGTGCGCCCAACCGCCACAGAACAATCATGGGTTGGCAACGTGAATGACCCTTACGAGTAAAGGAATCCCTCATGGCAGAACGAGAAACCAAAGAAGCTCCAACCAAAACCTATAAAGAGCCGTCTAGCGGCCGCGTCGAGACGGCGGTCGTGGGCAGCGATGTGGAGAAGGCGCTCATCGAACTGGGCTACGTCGAGATTGACCCGGAGACGGGCGAGGTCAAAGACCAGGCAGCCGCAGACAAAGCCGCCGCCGCTAAGGAAGTGAAGCCGCTAAATCCTAACGCCAAAGTGCATACCGAGGCCGACGTGGCAGCGGCAAAGGAAGCAGCACCGCCACCCGCACCTCCTGCGCCCGCCGTACCGAAGCAAGCGCCAAGGGTTGAGGACAGGAAGTAATGCTCAGCGCGGCGGACCTGGCCTATACGCGCCAGACGCAAGGGCTGACTTTTCGCGACCTCTGCATCCTGGAACATCGCAGCGAGGAAAGCGACGGCATGGGCGGCACGCTGCCTGTCCTGACGCATACGGAAGATATTCCTTGCCGTGTGGCGCCGATGCGCGTGCAGGCGGCGGAATCGCTGGTGGGTGGGCAGTTGCAAGGCGGCTTGCCGTGGGAAGTGACCTTGCCGGCTGAGACTGAGATCGACGTATCAGACCGTCTCAATGTCGGCGGTGCGCTGATCGACGGCACTATCACGGGCGGTAGATGGTTTGAAGCGCTGGCCATCTACGCCGCCTGGTCTACGGAAACGGCGCGCGTTGTGCTGTGCGCGGAAAGATAGAACGCTATGCCTACACGCTCTATTGAAATTGTCTATGACCACTTTCCGCAGCTCGCCGCACGCTTGCCGGAAGCGGTACGCACCATCGTGCAGGAAACCATCTTCGCTATAGAAACCACCGCGAAGATCCGCGTAGCCGTGGACACGGGAGCCCTTCGCGCTTCGATCATCAGCGAGATGACAGATGAGACGGCGGGGCAAGTGGCGACCAACATCGAGTATGCGCCCTACCAGGAATATGGCACCAGCAAGATGGCAGCCACGCCCTATATGACGCCCGCCGCCGAGAACGAGCGCCGCCACTTCATGAACAAGATGTCAGACCTGGAGAGCGCGTTGGAATGACATTACGCAAAGTAGAGTTTCTGGATCGCAGTGGCGAATATGCCTATGCGCCGCCTAAACGTGAGGCGGTCATCAACCTGGACGAGATTCTCTCTGTCGTACCGGTTGCGCCAGAGAATAACCGTTTTAGCTATGCGCTGGTAGACATCCGCTTTCGTGATGGTAGCACGCTGCAAGTGATAGGTAAGCCAAGCGATTTTATTGAGATGACGCCATGAACGAACCCGTTGCCGCTGACCAGTGGATTCC